CCAATATGGTGTATTCACTGTATCTTCCTTTTGCAATGTATATCGCCAGCTCCGATAATCTGTTACATACCGTTCTTATCGATATTCCAAATGCTTCAGCAATCTCAGCTTTTGTCATATATGGACCAGCTTTTACATATCTAATTCCTGTTATATCCATTTCATGCCTCTCCTTTCTTTTTTCGTCTAACATATTAGACATTTTGATTAAAAAAATAACTCACTAACACTTCTGTCAAGAGCATCTGCTATTTTTCTAAGCGTTCTTGTCGATGTCTCTTTTATTGTTCCACTTTCAAGGCCAGATATAATCGTCCTTGATACTCCTGATTTTATGGCAAGATCTTCCTGAGTTATACCAGCTTTTTCACGAATCTCCTTAACTTTATATTCCACCTTTCTACCTCCTTTCTTTTGTCTAATTTATTTGACATTGTCAGTTTAACATGTTGAACACTGTATGTCAATAACTTTGTTCAAAATGTTTGACATATTTTTGCTATTGCTGTACAATATAGTAAACAAAAGGAGGTGGATGAATGACATTAGGCGATATCATAAAACAATACAGAGATGATCACTCACTTAGTATGGATGCATTCTCCGAACGTAGCGGAATAAGTAAAGCTTACATTTCTTTATTAGAGAAAAATAAACATCCAAAAACTGGAAAAGAAATATCACCATCGATTCAATGCATCCGACAAGCTGCACAAGGTATGAATATAGATTTTGATGACTTATTTGCCTTACTGGATGGAAAGGTTGAAATTAATACTCCTCAGCAGTCACAAGCTATTCAAGCTAGAAAAATCCCGGTACTAGGTCGTGTCGCTGCAGGCATTCCTATAAATGCAGTTACTGATATTATTGATACCGAGGAAATATCAGAAGATCTGGCTAAGACAGGTGACTTCTTCGCATTAAAAATAAAAGGCGACAGCATGGAACCCCGTATAGTAGATGGTGATGTTGTCATCGTTAAGCAACAGGAAGATGCCGAGAATGGAGATACTGTGATTGCCCTTGTGAATGGTGATGATGCCGTTTGCAAGCGTCTCAGAAAATATAGAGATGGATTGGAGCTTATATCTAACAATCCTGCTTATGCTCCGATGTTCTTTGACAAGGAAACCATAGCGACTAAGCCAGTACGCATAATTGGCAAGGTCGTAGAATTAAGAGGAAAATTTTAAGGAGGATTATCATTGCTTACACCAGATGAAATAAAAAGAGGATGTGAGCCTCACTTTCCTTGGATTGGGGATAATTCACATTCAGATTTCTCCAATGTAAACTTCCTTTTCAGGGTTGACGGCAAACCGATCGGCATAACATATGATGATTATGCCCGGTTGATTGCAACAACATTTGGAATAAACAAACCAATAGAGCGACATATAGAATTGATAAATCAAGGCTACTTGGTTCCTTGCAGTGAGGTAGATTCGCTCAAGGCATTAAGATACAACGAAATGCGAAAAATCCTTAAAGATCATGGATTAAATGCCGGTGGTAAAAAAACAGAACTTGTCCAACGCATACTTGATAATATTAACATATTCACACTATCTCTCAGAACTGTATACAAACTTTCTGAAATTGGCAAAGAATATGTTACAAAAAATAAATATCTAATTGATGTTGTTCCCTATTTGGATGACAAAATTTTTACATTAGACGAATTTATTCAATGTAAAACAAGCACTCCAAGCTGGGCTAAAATGGATGATCTTTTATGGTCCATATATAATGCCAAGACGATGTATTACTCAGTTTTTTATAATCACTTTATGTTGAGAATGACAACGCTACGTCAAAGTGATGTATTGCGCAGAGATGGAGATTTTGATAGAGAATTAAATTACCTAGTTCTGGCTCTTTTATTTGACTTAAATGGAACAAGACCATATTGCAATTATGAATACCTATTTATTGCTCCTAGAATTGCTAATAGAATACATGACTTGAAAAGCTATTATTGGGACGGAATTACTGAACTTGCTTACCAAACTTTAGATTATTATCGTTCAACAGGAGCACATAATTATAAGAATGATACTGGAGAGCATTACATACCTCCTGACACCTTTCCATTTTCAATCATGGAATTAATCGTCAATGAAGTCTTTGATAAAGGTGAAATTGACCTACAAAACTATAAACAGTATGCTAATGATATTTTTTATCGTTGAATGCGAGAAAAATTTAGAGTATAATAACCACATTAAGCAGCCTATAGGGCACAAATATTATGTTATTGTATTTCAAACTTGACCTCGCAGAAATGCGGGGTCTTTTACGTTACATTTAAAATAGTTCAAAACAAAAAAGTCCAGAGCGTTGTCACTTCCCTCATACCGGGAGGACGTTGCTAAGGACTTGTTAAAAATCCCCCAGATGCTACCAACACCTGAGGGAAGTTACCCACAAACCGAAGGCTTATGAATAACGTATCAGCAAACTACATTATATCACAAGCCTTCTCATTTTGATAGGCTTATTTTTTATGCCTATTTAGATAGGAGTGAATTATTATGTGGTGTGAGACACAAAAGAACGGTACTGTGAAGTATTGTGAGCGGTACACGGATCCGCTCACGGAGAAGGTTAAGAAGGTCACTGTGACGATGCAAAAGGCATCACCGCAGAATAAGAACAAGGCGGCGAGAATCCTCAATGCCAAAATCGATGTTGCATTGGATTCAGTATATGCAGACAAAAAGACTACTTTAAGAGAATTGCATGACGCATATTCCGCAGCTCAATGTGTGACATATAAGTTATCTACGACCAAAAGAAATAATATAATAATCAATTCTGTTCTTGATATCTTAGATGAAGATGCTATTGTCAACAATCTATCGGCTCAGTATGTAAACAGTAGATTCCTTGACAGTTGCAAGCCTATATCAACGCTCAATACATATATTACGAGATTTAAAGCCATGCTTAATTGGGGATATAAAAATGACTACCACGATAATTACCGGCTTATCAGTAAACTTGAATTATTCACAGATCAGACACAGGAAGAAAATATACAAAGTAAATATCTTGAACCAGCAGAAATCGCCAAACTACTTGAATATATGCAAAAGCAAAATATGTGGCACTGGTATTATGTCACTGAATTTCTTGTCCTGACTGGACTGCGTTTTGGAGAGCTTGCAGCACTCAAAGATTCTGATGTAAGCTTGCAGGACCTTACTATTCACATAGATAAAACTTATGATTCAAATAACGATGTGGTTACTACTCCTAAAACGGATAATTCTATCAGGGATATTCACATTCAGCCGGAATTGATTACCGTAATCCAAAAGATACGATTATGGAGGAAAGAAAAGATGTTAGAGTGGAATCTGTCAACCACTCTATTTATTCCAGACATCTCTACTGGATCATATATATCATATGCTGCGTATGATAATTATCTAAAAAGAAAATCTAAGCTTGTGCTCAATCATCAGATTTCACCGCATAAGCTCCGTCATACGCACGCATCATTGCTCGCTGCGAACGGAATGACTCCAGAACAGATTGCAAGAAGACTCGGACATAGTAGAAGTGATGTGACTAAGGATATATATATTCATGTCACTCAGCAGGTTATTCAGACCGACAACAACACTATTGATTCTATTACCCTCATTTCATGATTTTATAATTCTGCCCCTTTTTTGCCCCTAAACCCATTTTTTAGGGCAACAAAAAAGCCTGAAACCCTTGATTTCTCTTGGGTTTCAGGCTTTTAATTTAATGCCGGCGACCGGAATCGAACCGGTACGGGAGGTTAGTCCCGCAGGATTTTAAGTCCTGTGCGTCTGCCAGTTCCGCCACGCCGGCATGTCCTTTGGACAATGGGACCTACAGGGCTCGAACCTGTGACCCTCTGCTTGTAAGGCAGATGCTCTCCCAGCTGAGCTAAGATCCCATATAT